CGAAGGAGTTTACGAAGCAGGAAGCGGATCATGGATATAGTTTTTGATTGTGAACAAAAATAAGCTCAGACCTGGTTATCTTAACAGCATGAGCCTTCTCATGACAGGATCTGCAAAGTGCCATCAGGTTATTGATATTATCAGCATCTCCGAGACGGCCGTTGATGTGATGCACGTCGTTTGCTCTGGCCCCGCAAAACTCACAAAGAATAATGTCTTGTTCACCGTAGCCGAAATGCTCCATGTATATCTTTGTGTGTTTTTGCATTATAGTTTGTCAATGTAGTATTTATAAAACTCATCCCAGTATTGGCTCTCAGGATCAGGAAGTGAGATAATCAGTTCCGTTGCAGCGAACCTCTGAATGTGATCCAGATAGTATTTAAATTGTTCCTTGTTCAATTCCCTGGTGCTGAACCGATCCTGTTTTACTCCGAATATCTCAACCGTTTCCGGGGTTAGAAATTTGCGTTTAAAAAACTCATGAAGATCATCCCGGTTATTGCCCGTCTCATATGCTATGCAAGTGAGCCACAACCAGTATAACCGATTCTGAGGGATTGACCGGATAACTTTTTTCTCTGTTATCTCAACAGTGAATAACTTAGTCAGGTCTAGCCTTTTGATAAAGGCTATAACCATATCCCGGTCAACCTCAGAAATCAGTTTGCGTTTCATTCCCAGGGAAGTTTGTCATTTTCCTCAATAGGTTCCATCGAACTGGTGCTTTCCCCTGGCTGGTTCTCGTCCCATACCCGTAAATTGCCAAAGATAGGCAGCGACCTTTTTGCCTCATCATCCATTGCCTTCAAAACATCTTTCGGAAGTGACTGTTTAACAAGGTGAGTGTCCTTGCTGTCAGCCCTTTTCTCTTTTACCTCGAATGCAACAAACTCCCCATATACACCTTTTTCTCCTTTGAAAAGGTTGTTAAGTGCAATTGGGATGACTATACATTCGATATCATTCCCTTTGTTATTTTTGACCTTCTGGATCGCAGCTTTGAACTGCATGAAATTAATTTTAAATGTTATCATATCAGTATTGTTTTGGTTGTGCATCTTTTAGGGATTCGATAATATGCTCCAATTCAGCATGGGTCAGGTTCAGGCCACATAGCTTATCTTCAATCAACTGCTTTGCATCATCATCAAATGTCGACGTCCTGAGTAAGTTATCAGCGTAAGCAATAGCCTGAACCGACGGTCTGTTCTCGTGATCCCGTACAAAGACCTTATCGCCTCGTAAATAAAAATCTTCCTCAGCGGCAAGCCCGGAAAGCCCGTAAGCCTTCTGCAAACAATGTGATTCAGCAACCTTTTTAATCATCGCTGCCGGGTCAGACTTCCAGACGTTGTACCCTTTGTTATATGTTTCAAAGTCGGCCCATTCAATAGTCTCAATCTCGCACCCTTTCGGCTTGCATCTGGCATAAGCTCCGAGTATCTTTGCCTTACTGGTTACGTCTTTTTTGTGGCTGATCTTTCCTTCTGCCACGTTCATCTCGAACGGTTCACCTTCCCGAACAATATCTGAGGCTATACCGTTCCACCGGGGATCTCGTTGTGCCTTAACCAGGAATCCATCACGCCCGGCAAAAACAATCAGATTGCCTTTCGCATCTTTATAACCCCATATCTGCTTAGTAAACGGATTAAGACCATAAACCTTTGATACGTTCAGGAAGTAAGTCAGTTCAAGATCATTGAACCCTTTGGCTACTGTGTTTTTAATTATCCCGATTTCCTCTGGTGAATAGAGTTTAATCTGGTCAGCCATTCTTTCATGGTTTGATTTTACAATTTCGTCTTTCATAGTTATTTTTCGTTAGGATCATATTCA